ACCCATGCCATTAGAATCTCCCTAATGACGCTGGTACTGAGTATGTCATCATTGGTCTTGCGCATTTTTGTTGAATCCACGCGTCGAATAGTAAGTGTGGTTCTGTTGTTACCGCTATGGCTCTGTCTACTGGCGTATTTTGAACTATGAATGTGTCGTTCAACGCTGGTAGCGCACTGAATTCCTCTGCCATATGCCAGAAGTCTAAGCTTGTTGCGAATGTACTTCTGAACTCTCCTCTGATTTCTGATGGTCTGTATTTATATTCTGCGTATCTTTCCTGGTATCCCCACACGTCTGTGTCTTGGAATCCTGCCGCTCCTACTCCCGCTCCTTGTGCGTATATTTCTCTGTTTAGTACTTCTTGTTCTCCTAGTTCTTGTAGTTTTGGCCAGAAGAAGTCGTATCTTGTGCTTCTACTCCATAGTCTGTTTACACCTTGTTGATAAGTGATGTCTGCTCTAGCGCACGCGAGCCCGATCACGTATCCATGTTCTACGAACGATTTTGTGAAGCCTATCTTATTTCCTGTTGCACTTGTTGTTGCGAACGCTGCCAATTGTGCTTGAGGGTCTCCTCCCGATGTTGGCGATGTTTGAGCCACTGGGTGCACATTGATTTTTGATTCTCCTCCTCCTAAGTATTCAGCCCTTTGTAGTCTGAAGTCTGGACTTGTTACTCCGAAGTGAGTTTTTAGTATTTCTACGTATCTTGTTCCTCCTCTTGCATCCAACTCGAAGAGTGATTGCATTTGGAATGCTTGTCTCAAGCTATTGATTGTTGCTGCTGTTGCGCTTGATAGATCTGCGTAGGCTGTTGAGCCTGCGCCTCCTAGATCTGTATCTATTCCTGTTGTATCTCCCCAGTATACTCTTGTTTGTACTGGTACCGCTCCTCCACCTCTTAAGTATCCGATGTCTGGTGTTGTTGTCGCTACTGGTTCTATTACTGTGTCATCCGCGCTTGATTTCCAATCGAACACATCCCCATTAGATGTTGTTGGTGAATATCCCGCAAGTGGAGCACTTGTTCCTAACGGTAGTTCTACCGCTACACCTTTTTGTGGCCACGGTAGTGCTCCTGTGAAGTAGTCTTTTTGTCTTCCTCTTTTTAGCAATGTGTAGTCCGACATTGCGTCTGGTCCGTTATCTACGTTTTCAATTACTTTGTCTTGTAGGTTTTCATCTCTAAACCAGTCATTCCATATTTTGTTATAGCATCTTAGTGGTAAGCTGTTCGCTACTGCGATTCCTGCCACGTCTGTTGGTAATCCGTATTTGTCATAGATTGTCCCTACTTCAAATTCTGCTGCTGTTGTTGTTAATATTGGCAGAATTATGTCTGTTGAGTCTCCTGGATTATCTTGTGCTCCATTTAATTTTTCCCAGTTATTGAATATGATTCTGTTCGGGACGAAGAAGAAGAAGTAGTCTACGTACATATTATCCATTATTGGTACTAGCTGTGTCGCTAATCTTGCGAACACGTTCACATTCACGTTGAATGTATCTCCTGGTATGATCTCGTCTAAGTAGAATGGCACCAGGTAATCGAAGTCGAACGTGTCTTTTACTGTGTAACTTCTATCGAATTTACTTCGTCCTATGTTTACATTTGGTATTGTTGCGAAACTGTGTTGATTGTATCTATTTCCTATTCCTGACATTTTGTCTCCTTTACTATTTGTTTGTATATCCGTTTAAGGTTTTTTTTTAGATATTCTCTTTGTTCTTTTGTTGTTTCTGCACAGTATACGTTCCAGCTTTTTTTCATGTTTTGTCTTGTATACTCGTCATAGAATTGGTTTAAGGTCATGTGTCCCTCTGGTATGTGTTTAATCTTTTCGCTCTTTCTTCTATTATTTTTATTTTTATTTCTTGTCTACTTATTAAATCTTTACGCCTTACCCCATTTTTTATTTCAGTTCTTATATCGTTCTCATTCCACCACTCTTGGTTAAGTTTTTCTTCATGTTCTTTTGCTTTCTTTTCTTTTTCTGGTTTTGTTTTTGTTACATATTTTTTCCAGTCTTCTGGTTTATTCAGTTCCAACCATTTTAGATAGTATCGTGGTATGGAACCTGTTTTCCCGTCTTTCATTATTATTTGTCCTCTATCGAATACATCTCTCCAGTATTTTACTAGCCATTTTTTCCCTATCGCGTGTTTACTACTTTTTTTACTTATTGGTTTGTATTCGTGTTCGTCATCTTTTCCATGTACTGTTTTTTTCATTGCGTATCTCGCTACGTATCCTGCTGTTTTGAAGTTTACTTCCCCTATTTCACATTTTCCTTTGCCCCATATTTTTTCTAGTTCTTTGCTTTCATAACATTTGTCTCCTAGTTCATTTCTTCTTGATTCTTTTGCGTCTTTTGGCCACCAATTAAATATTATTGCGTGCCAGTGTGGACGCTTTCTTTTGTCCCCGTATTCTCCTGTTACGAATATTCCTATTTTATTTTTTTCTATTTTTTCTTTGTTTTCTAATTTCCAGTTATCTCGTTCTGATTTTGTCATTGATGTCCATTCGTTCGGACGTATTTCTCTCCAGAGTTTGTCTCTGAGCTTTTTTGCGAAGTCTTGCCAGTCTTTGTATATTAGTTTTTTGCTCTCTAGCTTTTCGTCGGTATAGGTTAACGTGATAAAGCTATTAGTTTCGTGCATTTGCGCTTCATGGACGCATCTTATTGCCCATGTTCTCGCGTATTCCAGTCTGCATTCTATACATTTTCCGCACGGCAGTTGGAATCTAGCGTATTCTTTGTTATATGATTTTTGTGACCAGCTTATGGTCTTTCCGTCGTCTTTGAATCCGACGGTGCGGGGGTACAAGCATCGCATTGCTTGTGCTCCTTTCTTTTTTTATAGGCGTATTCCGCCGCGTTGATTTTTTGGATTCAGCATATTTAGTTTTTGCACTCCAGTGTTTTTCTTGAAGTGTTTTTTACTTCCTTTATGACTCATTTTGCGTCGCTTCATTTTGTCCTCCTTGGACTGTTTTTTGGGTGTGGGCCTAATGTTCCCTTGTTGTATTTAGGCCCACTGACAGTTTTTCTGTCATTCTTTATTTTTTTTATCCTTGCAGTTGTACTGCTTTTACAATGTGTTGCGGTGTTTCCAGAGACATTATGTTACCCGTATTATCATCGAATTCTCCCATGTAATACAGGTCGTAGTCTTCTGGGTACTTGCCAACCATTGATGTTTTATCTTGTACTAAGTTTTTGAATGTTCTTTCCGCTTCTCCATGCGTTGTCTGGTAGAATGGTGTATTGAACAGTTCTGCTTTCGCATCTCGTACTGTATATACTTTTCGTTTCATTTTTTCTCCTTATTGTTACCTACCGACTGTCCATCAGTCGGAGGTTGCGGCACTCGCCGCGTTATTCTTCGTTTTCTTTTTTCGTTTTTACTTTTTGTTTTCTTGTTTCTTGTAGGTGTTCTTTCATTGTTTTGTCTAGATCTTTTAGTGTTGTTTCTGGCTCTTTCCCTTTTACTCTTAGTCCTAGTTCTATTGATTCTTGAATTTTGTCTTTATCGTTTAGGTAGTCTATCAGTTCTTGTGGACTGTTATGGAATTTTGATCTTAGTGTCGACGGCAAGTCGTTGAATGCTTTATCTGCTTCAATCACTTTGCCCAGCGCCTCTTGATAACTTCCAATTTCTGTGAAGTCTGCATAGACTCCTGTTTTATTATTTAGGTGTGTTATTGGTACGCCTTTTTTGTATTTAGCTATGATGTTGTTAACATTACATTCATCTTTGAATTGTTGTTGTGTTTTACTTGGGTTTTCATTTTTTGTAGCTAATCTTAAGCTCCCGTTTTCTCGTCTTTCCATTATTAGGTTTTTGTCTCTATTTTTTCTCATTGTACTCATTTTTTTTCTCCTTTAGTTTTTGGTGTTTTATTTCCCAGTCGTAGGCTAGATATTTGTAGTTAGCCACCTGGTGTCTTATTATTACGTCTATGAACTCTTGTAGTTTTTTGTCCTCGAAGTCGTTCATTGCTTTTTCGTATAGTTCATTTATTTGTCCTTCGTCCATTATCGTCCTGATCTGTTTCTTTTGAATTGGTCTTGTACTCGTTTTCTGATTTCGTCTACTGAGTTTCCTTTTTTTATGTTTCCGGGTTTTTCGCCTTTAAATAGGTCTCCTATTCCTGGGATTAATTTTTTTGCGCTATTTCCTGTTTCCAGCGTGTCTCCTAGTCGTTTATTTATTGCATCTAGTGCTGCTGCTTTTTTGTCATATCCCGCGTGTATTTTTCTTACTTCCGCTTCACTTATGTCTGCTGCCCCTGTTTTTTCTTTTATCGCTGTTTCTAGCGCTATTTTTTTGGCTGTATTTGTATTCACCATGCCTTGCGTTAATTGTACGTCTTTCGTACTATCGTTTAGCCCCTGTTGTGACTCCTGCGCTGCTATGTCTTTATTTAGCGCTCTCGCCTCCAAGGCGCTGTTTACGGCTGGCCCTAGTATGTCTTTGACGTCTGCCTTTTGCCCTTGCCCTGCGGCCCCTGCTGGCGCTGACGCTCCTCCTTGTGTCGCGCTTAATATTGGGTTAAGGCCCGCCGCTCTCATGTCGGCTACTTGTCTTTGATGTGCTGTCGATGACATTCGCTCTTGGAATGCCATCTGTTGATCAGCTTGCGCCGCACTGAAGTTTTGTGCGTCACTTGCTGCTGCCCTAGCAGCGCTATTTTGCATTGCTCCTCCGGCGAGGCTTGCCCCCGCCGCGATTACTGGTGCTACCCATGCCATTAGAACCTTCCTAATGACGCTGGTACTGAGTATGTCATCATTGGTCTTGCGCATTTTTGTTGAATCCACGCGTCGAATAGTAAGTGTGGTTCTGTTGTTACCGCTATGGCTCTATCTACTGGCGTATTTTGAACTATGAATGTGTCGTTCAACGCTGGTAGCGCACTGAACTCCTCTGCCATATGCCAGAAGTCTAAGCTTGTTGCGAATGTACTTCTGAACTCTCCTCTGATTTCTGATGGTCTGTATTTATATTCTGCGTATCTTTCCTGGTATCCCCACACGTC